GGTGGACAGGCCCCATGCCCAAAGATGGCAAGTGTCCTGAGTGTGGTGCTGATTTGAGTGAGGAAGAGACTGAGGAGCCGGAAGAAAAGGCCACCAAGGATTACAGCACGGCTGTTGCTCCCGCATCTACCCCAGGAGCATTGTCTGGTTCGTGGGAATCCATCCAGACGTTGCTTAGGGACGGCATCAAGCGATACTTGGCCACTCTTGGGTTTGGTCTGAGCGATCGGGATTATGTCTGGGTCTTGAGTACATTTGACAAGTACGTGATTGCATGCGTCAGTAAGGACGTTGGCGAATCCCACTACAAGGTTCAATGGGAATTGAAGGACGGCAAGCCTACATTCATGGGCGAGCCCGAAAAGATTGAGATACAGACCACCACTCAGATTGTGAAGAAGGATTTCAATGGCCTCAAGGTTGGTAGGATGATCTCCTCCAACAATGAAACCAAGATCAGGGAAGCCAAGGATCACGTCGATGAAGTTCACGGGGCTCCTGAAATGCCACGGTCTCACAAAGCTATGTTGCGAGTGGCCAGTGGTAATTTGAAGGAAGTTCTGGATGGACTGGGTGAAGGGGTGGCTGAGGCAAACTCAATCAGCGTAAAGGACGCTATGGCATTGGTGCTTACTGATGCCACGGCAGATGAAAGACACAACCTTGCCAAGGCATTGCTGGCCATTGACGAGGTGAACAAACAATGTCAGCAAGCGAAGCAGATCGAGTCTTTGTTGAGCAAGTAGTCGTATCACGGCGGTCGTGATGGACTTTTGAAGTGAGAATCCAACACAAGAAAGTATGATAATGAATCTCACGAAAAGCCTGAAGCAGTGGCTCGTCAAGCACATGGACGTCGATATCGACGCCAGCGATGACGAGTATCGAAAGGCCGCCGGAGAGGCGTTTGCAACTGGCAAACTGACGGCGGAGAAGTACACCGAATTGTCCACGACCAAGGAAGTGGCCGAGGCCAATGAGTTCGCTCAGCGTTTGGACCGCATTGCCGATGGACTGGCAAAGGTGGTTGAGAAGATGTCCGCCCAACCGGAGACCAAGACGGTTGAGGTGACTCCCGAAACGAAAACCACCGTCATTCCTGAGACCAAAGAGGTCAAGGCGGTTGGTGAGCCTGGCACCGTTTCCAAGATGGTGTCGGAGATGGGTGGCACTCCCAGTGGTGATCCTAGGGTCAAGAGTCCGACGGAACAGTACAGCACCACCAAGACTGCCTTGCGGTATCCGACCAAGACTCACAAGGGCAACGGTCATACGTTGGCCGGTCAGTCCGTGAAGCTGTATGGGCGTCAGATCGACGAGCCATCCGATCTGGATAAGGCCCTGAGTGGTGTGTGGGCAAAGTTCCAGATTATGGCGGCCACTCCCAAGATTGCTGGATCGGCCCAGCGTGCCTTTGAGTTGATGTCGGAGCATGAGAAAGGACTCTTGGCCCACCTCACCGACAGGGAGTATTGGGACGACTCCAAGGACGGCAAGGATCGGATGCGTAAGGGATATCCCGGAGGCATCAAGGCATTGATTGACGACTCGACCAGTGGTGGCTTGGAAGCCGCCCCGATCGTGTTCGACGATCAAGTCATTCAGACTCCTTTGCTCTACGGCGAGTTGTTCCCGTTGGTGAATACCATCCCCTTGGATCGTGGTCGTCGGGTTGAGGGTGTTGCCCTTGGCCAAGTCACGTCCAGCTGGGGTGGAGTGGATGACAGCGCTATCGCACTGTTCAACACGGCTAGTTATGTGGCGGCGTTCGACACCACCATCTATCGGTGGCAGGGTGCTATTCGCTTGGGATTGGACTTCCTCAGCGATACCCCCCTTGACTTCAACCAGATCGTCACTACCCAGTATGGCAATCAGTTGCTGAACGATTTGGACGACGTGATTGCAACGGGCAACGGCACGACCCAGCCCGAAGGCATCATGAACAAGTCGGGCACCACCAGCGTTGCCTTTGGTGGTGCAACCACCTTGACTGCGTACGAAACCCTGCGTTTCAGCGTGACCAAGGCCGAGCACCGTGGAGTGGCCTCCTCTGCCGTGTTCTGCGGCACAGAAGCTAGCTACCAACACGCCATGGGTATTCCCGTTGGTGCCAGTGACGTGCGACGTCTATCCAACACCGTCAACATGCCCAATTATGACGGATATGCTTGGATGCAACGTCCGTTCAAGATCAACGAGAGCATGGCCAACACCCAGCTCTTCTATGCGATCATGGCTCGTTATCGGATGTATCGTCGTAAGGGTCTGGCCGTGAGGACCAGCACCGAAGGCGACACGCTCATCCGAGCCAACGAGATGTTGATCACTGTAATGGCCCGCTATGGCGGGCAGTTGGAGCGAGCGGCTTGTGCAGCGGTGACCTCGACTGCCGAAGCCTGATGAAACGCTCCCCGGAGGCTCCACGGTGGGGGTTTCGTTCTCGCCCCTGCCGTGGAGTTTATTTTCAAAGAGAACGATCAGAGAACGAATTGGAGTTGAGAACGATGTCAGAAACAATGGAAGCTACCAAGAAAGCCAAAGGAACGTCGATGGGCACTTGGGCTATCATGGCAGACCATCCACGCAATTGTGACTTGTTGCTGGTGAGTCTGTCCAATAGCCGTATGCGGAGTGCCGTCAAGCCCATCAAGAACATCTTTACCAGGGAAGCCGGGGAGCAGGTGCAGCAACCGGCATCTGCTGGGATGATTCAGGGTCTGCCTTCGGTCATTCCGGGCATGGAGTTGCATGTCAATCCCGTTGACGGGACTTTCAAGATCATTGATCCACTTCGGGACAACGAAGATTTGTGCGAGAAGATCAGACGGGCCATCAATTTGTCTGGGGCGGTCCAAGTGGCGGACAAGCTGCGAGGTATGCCCGAACGGACAGGCAAGCTAGGACGCGACCATATGAAGACCCTGGTTCGTGAGATGTGCCGTTTGGTGGATGCTGGTGAGGCCGTGGTATGCAAAGGATCCCAGCCGTCTGAAGACGACCTGGAAAACATGCCTGGCGAGTTTCTCACCAATCCCACAAACATGGGCGGATGGCATCAACCCCGTTACGAAAAGGACATGGACGCCTGGTCCGAGTCGTTGAACCGTCTGCGGTAAACATCATGGCAATCCCTTCCCCATCACAGGCGGTGTTAAATGCTCGGCAACGCCGTGGTGGGTTGGGGGCTGCCAGTGAAGTTAGATGGCAGTGGTTTCTGCGAGAGGTAAGCGACAAGATCAAGTTCACCTTGCTTGACAGGACCAAAATCATCACATCCCATGTGATGTCGAAGGTGGTCAAGAACCTAAGCACTCCCGTGGTCAAAGGCACCGGCCCAATGGGCGGTCGAGTGGTGGTGAATCGCAGTAAACCAGGTGAGTTCCCAAGAGCAGAAACTACTCAGTTGATGAAGACCATCTTCAGTGATGTGGTTGAGTTTGTCGATGGAAGCTGCGAAGGGTACATCGGCACTCCACTTGATTACGGAGTGATACTGGAATTGAAGATGAATCGCAGTTTTCTGGTGCGTACCTTGGATGAGAGCAGGCCAGACATCGTCAAAGTCTTGACAGGACCGATCAAGTGACTAACAAAGCAGACCTAATTACTGCCATCAATGCTGCGTGGGACGCAAGTGCTCTCAACGCAACATTTCGGGCTTTGTGGTCTGATGAATATGATCCAGACAACTTTGTTGTGCTTCACGATCAGGAAGCAAGCCCAGACCAACCGTATCCGTTCACAGTGGTGGAGATCAGCACGGGCAACACATCCACTAGGATGTCGGGTGGGGTCAATGGGATACGGGAAGTGCGGGATGTCCCAGTCAAGTTCAACGTCTATGCCAAGGATGTTTCGGAGGATGCAAGGTCAGCAAAGAAGATAGCAGCTGACTTGGCAGAAGAAATCACTAAGGTGTTTGGCGGGCACCCAACCCAATCGCCTACAGGATCAGTTACACTTGTCAATGGCAACCATCTCATCACTCAGTATCAAGATGACTTCGGAGTGCTGATTGATTTTGACAAGTATCAGTGGGTGGTGAGTTACGTCTTCAAGATCGATGTTCCGGTGGCAGTGTAAGGGAGAAGCAGAAATGACACGAAGTATCTCATCGCCGAAAATCACGCTGAAGATGACAGCTCAAGTGGTCAACACTCTGAGTGACGGCACTTCTGTGTCGGCGTCCCAACCGTCGCTGTCTTACACTCCCACACTAGCCAACGGAATTGAAGTTGGTCAGGCAAATCGTGGTTGGCAGGTAGTGAATGAGACCATTGAGGGATATGAACAGGTAATCTACGATCTGCGGGACTTTCAGGGTGTGGATATTGGAGCAGGTGATGGCAATGATGCGGTAGGTCAATCCCTCGATCTGGAGGAGATTGTTGCCATCGTGATTACGAACGAAAATGTAGCCGGGTCTGTGGGATTGCTTGAAGTGCTGCCTTCTGATGCAGAGGGATGGACTCCGATTGGTTCCCACACCCAAGCCAACGGAGGGGCATTGGGAGCCAAGGGCTGCTTGATGAAGGTTCAGCCTGCTGCCGACGGATTCGATCTCAGCGACAATAGCCACCGTATCACACTGCGTGCTTATGGCGGACCAGTCATTTACAGCATGTACTTGTTCGCCAGACACGATGATGAGGAGTCGAGTTCCAGTAGCTTGTCGAGTTCCAGCAGCAGTTCGGCCAGTAGCCAGTCAAGCAGTGCCAGTAGTCAATCCAGCAGTTCTAGCAGCATTTCTAGTGCCAGCAGCGAATCCAGTATTTCGACTAGCAGCATCTCGACAAGCTCTAGCAGCATCTCGACAAGTTCATCGTTCAGTTCAAGCAGTTCCAGCAGTGTATCCAGCAGCAGTTCGAGCAGCCAGTCGAGTAGCAGTCCTAGCAGCGAAAGCAGCAACAGTTCGGCTAGTAGTGCATCCAGTAGTGAAAGCAGCAGCAGCCCCAGCAGCACGGGCTGATCAATCAAAGAAGGAGTGATTCATGAGTAGCGAAAACACATTGACTGGCCGCAATGGCAAGTTCCAGGTCGAGGATGATCTGGTAGCACGTGTTACCCAATGGAGCGTGAATCCCAAACTGGCCAACAAGAGCGAGTGGGGAGATTCAGATTCTGGCGGGTACACAAACAGGGCGGCAGGCCGAAAGGATGCCACTTTCTCGGCAGAGGGCAAGTATGACACTTCTGATGAGGTGTTCGATTTGTTCCAGCCGGAAGATGTGGCCATTGCTGTGCTGTGGATGAACAACAGCACTCTGTATTGGGACTTCCCCCGTGCGTTGTGCGATGACTTCAGTATGGCCATCAACATCGATACGGAAGAGGTCATTGGTTGGACTTCCGGTTGGGGAGCCGATGGCATTTTCTATCGACCGGGTCAGTCTGGAGCAACTGCCAGGACATTGCCGGCATGATCAAGAAAGACGAAATCAACGTGGTGACAAGAGTGGAGCATCACCTGCTCTGCTCTTGTCCCTGCGAAGACTGTGTTAGAGTGCGAGCCCAGAGAGAGCAGAGAGTCCCCACCAACAATCTCATCAGATACGTCAAACCCACCGTGGCATTCGCCCTTGGATACATACCCCGCCGATCGACTCATGGCTCCCTGGCACGCGACTTGATGCAGAAGTTTCAAGATACGGAACGTCGTCTCTAACGTGTCGTATTGGCTAACATGGTATAAACTACCAGAAACCAAAGACAACACGTTAGAAGTGACGACAGGCGACGATAGGTGGGTATTAGGTCTGTGTTGTAGTGGTGTTTTACCTTAGGAGAGAACGAAATGGGTGAAGACGTAGCTAGAGCAGTAGCTGCCAGGGGTCCATTGGTTGTGACGATTGGTGGTCGAGAGTGTCGTCCGAGGCCATTGGGTATCCGGGATTTGACCGAGGTTGAACGAGATTGCTTGTCCAGATACAAGCGTCAGGTGCTGGAGACGTATGCCAGTAATCTGGATTTGCTTCCAGCAGATAGACAAAGCGCAATGCTGGAAAGCAAGATGGAGGAGATCAGCAAGTGGGACATTGGCAATCTCCCGCCCAAGTACGCTTACGACGCCTCGACAGTAGTGGTCACTCCGGCACTAAAGCAATGGGTTGCTGACAACTACTCATCCACAGAACGCGAACTGACTGAAAAGCAATGTCAGTGCATGGTTGCATTGGCTTTGGACCAGTGCGTCATTACTGAGGATGAATACCAGCGTCTTGCTAATTCTCCTCGACCCAGAAAGTCCAAGGTGCCTTACGTCAATTGGTGGATTACTGGTTGCTATGAAGGCATTATCAGTTTGGTGTGGCATTGCTTCAGCAACCAAGGAGTTACCAAGGATCAAGTGATTGACGAAGTTGGCAGCAACCTAAGCAAGATGATGAGCGTCGCCACCGAGATTGAACGTCTGAGTGCTCCGTCGGTGGGAAATGGGTAGGGCTTGCTGCTGTGGGACGCGGCAGCAGTGAGCAATCCAGCACCGAGGAAGCGTCTGTGGGTTTGTTGTGTGGTATTTCAGCTTGGCATGTTCGTGTATTATGCGACAGCCCAGAAGAAGGAGGTCATGGATACACACCAGACCAAGTTGGGTCAATGACACTGGATCAAATCATCATGCTTATGGTAGATCGCAAGAATCTGTTGAATCGAAAGAGCACAATCTCTCCGATGAATGCTGCTAGTTTGGCTGGTCCTGACGGAAAGATCAAGGGACGAGCTTCCGACGGATCGGCAATTGCAGGTCGAGTAGGTGGCAAATCAAAGGCCCGTATGCTGATGGAGAAGCACCAGGCAAAGGCAAAACCCAGAAAGAAACGTCATGGGAATTGAACTGGCCAGGGCGTTTGTCACTGTTCGAGGTGATGCGTCTAGGGTAGGCAGTGACTTGAATGCTGCCCGACCGGCAATTGAATCCAGCGTCCAGGGTATTGTTCAATCCCTGGGAGGCATTCGTGGGGCATTGATGTCGATTGCTGGGGCAAGTGCTGCCATTGGTGCTATCTGGAAAGCTGGTAAGTTTGAACAGACTCAGATTGCATTCCAGACCATGATTGGTTCGGCCAGTGAGACACGAACCACCTTAGCTGCATTGACTGATTTTGCAGCAAGAACCCCATTTGAGATGCCAGAGATTGAGCAGGCGGCTAGGGGCTTGATCATGTTTGGTGAACGTGGGGACGAGTTGATGGATACCTTGAAGTTGTTGGGCAATGCTGCTTCTGGCACCAGTACCCCGTTCGGCATGATTGCCCTCATCTTTAATCAAGTACGCGGCGTGGGCAAATTGCTGACTCAGGACTTCCGTCAGTTATCCACCAGAGGAGTGTTGAGTCTTCAGGATATTGCAAAATACTATGGGGTGACGACTGAGGCTGCCCAGCAGATGCTGTCCGGTGGCAAGATCACCTTCGAAGACTTGAAGGGACTTCTGAGATCATTGTCAAGTGAAGGTGGGCGTTTTGCAAACATGATGGAAAAGCAGTCCCGTTCGTTTCTGGGATTGTGGTCTACGTTGAAGGACGATCTTGGTATTACCGCCAGACAGATTGGCGATGTATTGCTGCCTACCGCCAAGGATTTGGTACAGTTGATGATAATGGGGTCATCCGCTGTACGAAATTGGATTCAGGATCATAAGGCTCTTGCTGAAATCATCATTAAACTTGCTGCAGCTTGGGGAGTTTACAAGGCTGCTATCATTGCAGCTACAATAGCGTTGGGCATATACAAACAAATAGCAAACACCATTCCAGTTGGCAAAGTCAAGCCTGCGGCGATGGCTGGATCAATGGCGGGCACGGCTGCTGCTAGTGCTGCTGGTAGTGCCGCAGGCTCTGCTGCCCCATCATTGTGGTCTTGGGCTTCTTCTGGTTCAGTGGCAGCATCAGCTGGAGCAGAGAAGATTGCTGCGGCCCCTGCAGCTGGACTTAGCACGACCTTGGCTTTGGGAGCAGCTTGGGCAGTAGTGGTTGCTGAAGTAGGCGTTTTGATTTATGAATTGTATGATTTGTTCAAAAGCTGGCGCACTATCAATGATGAGAAAAAAAAGTCAATCGCACTAGATGAAGAGTTGACCAAGTCGGTAGCAGCCCATCGCAAAGCGTATGAAGATGAGGCAACAAGACAGGCGAACGCTACACCGGCATATCAACCTACTTCTGAATTACGCATAAAAGCATTGAGGTCACAAGAAAAGAAGAACCAAGCACGAGAGTTGTCAGAGGCAGAGGTGATTGATGCCATTCGACAGACTCAGAGGGAAACCAAGGCACTCAGCGAGGGTTGGGATGAAAGCACAACCTCGTTGGACAAGTTCATCCAAGAGCACAAGTATATCAAATCTGACGAAGTCACAGCCTATACCAATGCTCTGAATGCATTGGGTGAAGCCAAAGCAAACAAAGAATTAGCCGACATCCAATACACTTTGAACAGTCTGGTTGGTCGTTGGGGAGATGCTGAAAAGGCCACAATGGATTGGGCCAAGGCCAATCAACGAGCCAATCAGGATCAGGTTGAACTGTATTATCAATTGCAGCAGGGAATGCAGTTTCAGAAGATCCAAAATGAGTTGCAAGACCTTTCGGCAAGTGTTGATACACTGGCGTGGGGATTTGATACTGCAGGTCGTAAGACGTTTGATTGGGCCAGGGCCAACAAGACTGCCACCCAAGCCCAGATCGATCAATATCAGGCTCTTCAAATTGCCATGGAAGAGGTTCAAGCTGTAGATGCAGCTTGGAAGGAAACCCACTCGGTTGAAGAATCAGCCAACCGCATCAATACTCTTGTGGATGCATTCAATTATGGTCGCATGGATGCTGAAACTCTGGAACGGTCGTTGATGCAGGAGAAAGGCAAGTTTGGTCAATCATGGGCATTCACTGGATCGGTTGGTGCTGGTGATCTAGGTCGTCAAATACAAGACGCCATGCTGAAGCCCACGGACAAGACCTTGGCAGAAGCGAAGGAGCAGAATCAACATCTACGATCCATTGATGATTTGCTGAAATTCATTAAGGACAAAAAGGGAGGCCTGGTATGAGTATCAACATTGATTCCAATCAATGGCGATTATCAACCGAGGGAGGCATCCCCTACAAATCCAAGGGACTGACTGGATCGTTCTCCCAAGAGAAGATATCGGCCAAAGAGATCATCATAATCGAGGCATCTAGTCTGTCAGCCTTTGCGGAGGAGAGTTTTCCGTTCACTGAGTTCCTTGGCGGCACAATCCTGTGGAAAGCGGCCAGGAAGCTCCCCGGATATGCCAGACTGAGGACAAAGGTGGTGGGGTTCAAAGCCCTGACCGATGGACGACCCATTGATCCGTTTGGGAATGATCTACAAGCACCTGATGGTACCTATGAGCAGTTTCTGGAGTTGGATATCGACTATGAATCGTCAAGTGTGAGCGATGACGATCCAGATCAAGACGATCCCACTACGTTTCTTGAAATCAGCAGCACGGCGTCTATCAATTTCCTTGCTGATACGATCGGCAGCAATGGAGCGTTGTGGGTTCCTAGCAGTGGGACCGATGAAGATTCCGCAGTGGACATATCTGTGCCGTCTACTGTGATTGAGACGGCAATGGAATGGTCATTTCGTTGGCCTCAAGTACCCTATGAGTATTTCTCGGACACTTTGATTGCCAGGATGCGAGATGCTCTGGGCAAAGTGAATAA